TAAAATAGATGCTGGAGTTGATCCTCTTGCTGAAACTGAAAGTGTGAATGAGAGTGACGAGGACGAGAATGAATCAGAATCATCATTCTAAAACTTCATTTCCCACCGAACATCAAGACCGAAATTTTTTTCGGTCTTTTTGTAATATAAGGTATACAAACCTTATATATAATAGTGTAATCGCCTTTTAGGGATTACAAACTTAATCTTGCTTTTATAAGGAGAAAAAATATGGTTACTACTAAAGCATTATTTGATAATTTTAACGTGAATCAACTTACCCCCTACGCTGTAGGTTTTGATCGTGTATTCGACAGACTTGTGGACTACACTAACAATAACATGAACTCTACAGGTTTCCCTCCCTACAACATTAGAAAGGTTGGCGACTATGGTTATGAGATCGAAATGGCTCTGGCTGGTTTCGGTAAGGACGATATTGAAATCGAAGTTGCGAATGGTGTGTTGACGGTTCGTTCTGTGAAAGAAAATTCAGATGAGCCTGATGTTCTCCATCGTGGAATCTCTTATCGTAAATTCAATCGTAGGTTTACACTTGCTGATGACATTGTTGTTAGCGGTGCAAAACTTGAAAACGGTTTACTGTTGATTGAATTAGAACAGGTGATTCCAGAAGAGAAAAAACCTAAACTGATCAACATTAAATAATTTTGTTGATATGTATTGAGGGGGTTGACAATACCCCCTCTTTTTTTATACAATAATAAAAAAAAAAAAAAAAGTATTTTATTATGAGTGACGAAAAAGACAGTGACAAAAAAGTAAAGATATCTGCGGTTTCCAATGAGGACAACACCCATTTGTCTAACGCTGAACTAAACAAACTTTATCCCAATACATACAAAGGTGTTGCAAAGGTAGCTGGTCTCGACAGACCGCATATGGTTATCGATGTACCCACTGGTCACTATGGCATTGACGTTATGGGCGATGAAGAAACTACTCTAATACAAAATCCACCAGAGAAACCTTTTACGATAAACGACTATTCACAGTTGTTACAATCTATAGGTGATCATAAAGCGGTGGAAAGACTTAACAAAGCAGCACAGGATGCACTAACTGAGGAAGGTATTAAAATGACTGAAGATTTTCAACTAATCAAACGTAAGGATATGATAAACGCAGAAGCGAAGGTTGCAGAACAAGCAGCTGAAAGAAAAGAAGAAACTGCAAAAGAAGAACGCAGAAGAAAAAGTCGAGAACTGGCCGCAGAGTACAATCGTAAACAAGCAGCTGGTGAGGACTTATCTGATTTTCAAGGTAACACAGATCCAAACTCTATACAGGGTCAGGAACAGGCAAGAGAACAGCAGGGATTAGACATTGCAATGCGTCCTAAACTTGCTGTTAACGTGATGCGTGTTCAGTTTCCATTAGAGGTCATTGATGAACTCAACAGTCATATCGATGATACTATCATACCTAATAATGTTGACTACTCGCCTGGCTTAGTAGGACAAATACGTCAGAACGAAAAGTCCAAGCAACTTCATTTTCCTCATGAGGGTGATGAGGTTGGAGAGCAGTTTTCAAGTGTTCTATTGCGACTAGGTTCAGAATATGTGGATAGGACAATTGGTTTACCTTGTGATGTTGATATGCAATCAATGTGGACGGTTCATAGTTACGAGGGTGACTATAATCCTGTTCACGATCATGGAACAAGAACTCCAATGGGATTGTCAATGATACTTTATCTGAAAGTGCCACCACAAATATCTGCACTTGATAACCCATCAGAACAATTTGGTGGACTCAATCAATCCTCTGGTGCGGTTGATGGTTTTACCTATCTTGTATGGGGTGTAAATGGTATGAGAGATATAAACATTCTTAGACCAATCACTGAGGAATATATCAAACCAGAAGTCGGTACAATGTTGATGTTCCCAGCTTGGTTACGTCATGGTGTTAATCCTTTCTTTGGTGAGGGTGAACGCAGAACGATGTCTGCTAATCTAAACATTGCACCGAAAGAAAAAGTTACAGGTGATCACTATCGTAAAGATAGAGAAGGACTAGAGTAATGAATCTCAAAGAACTTGCTGGTGATACTAAACCAAAATCACAACCACAAAAGGCTGCACCGTTTCAAGCAGAGATGGGAATCAAAACTTTCACCGCAGCTCGTATGATGGTGATTGATTTTCCTAAACCTTTTGTCGATGAGATGAATGAGTACATCGACAATACCATCATACCAAATGACGAAGATTATAGTCATAGTCTGGTGGGTCAGATACGTCAAAATGAAAAATCAAAACAACTTAATTTTTCATTAGAGGGAAACGAATATGTCGAACAACTCAAAAAGGTTTTAGATAACTGCGGTTCTACTTTTGTTCAGAAAGGATATAAAAGAGAATCGGTTGCAACCTCTTTTGAAGCATGGACGGTTCATAGTTATGAGGGTGATTATAATCCAAGACACTCTCATGGTTGTCAAACACCAGCTGGACTGTCGAGTATTCTTTGGTTGAAAGTTCCAGAACAAATTGCAAACAAAACCCAAGCTGAGGCAGAGAAAGGTATACATCATGCATCAGGGTTACTTGATGGTTGGACACAATTTAGTTGGGGAACAAATACTTCACAGGATTTATATCAGTTAAAAGAAGAAACTGATCATGCGATGCAGCCGAAGGTTGGACGATATTTGATTTTTCCAAAGTGGTTGAATCATGAGGTGTTTCCTTTCTTTGGTGAGGGTGAACGCAGAACTTTTGTTGCAAACTTTAACATACACGATTCACTAGAGGAAAAATCAAAATACTCAAATGTTCTAAAAGAAAAAATGGAACGTGGTGAAATAGATGCACAGGGAAATATTATTAAATGAACATCGGTAAACATATAATTCCTTACAAGTATAATGAAAGTAAAGCTCTTGAGGAATTGAAAGAATATATTGATAAAACTTATGATGAGCATTACAGTCGGAATAAGTTTCAAGCCACAGAGTTCATCATTGACGGTGGACATGGCGAAGGATTTTGTATCGGTAACATACTTAAATATGCACAACGATATGGAAAAAAGAATGGCAAGGATCGAAAGGACTTGCTAAAGGTGATACATTATGGTATCATAGCACTTTATATTAATGAGATGGAGAAATTACATAATGAAACTAAGTGAACACACTACTTCAGTATTGAAGAACTTTGCTTCCATAAATCAAAACTTGGTGATTAAGGAAGGTAAAACAATATCAACAATGTCTGCGATGAAAAACATCGTTGCAAAGGCAGAGGTTGATGAGGACTTTCCAAGAGAGATTGCAATCTATGACTTGAATGAATTTCTTGCAGCTCTATCTTTATTCACAAATCCAGTTCTGGATTTTTCAGAAAACTTTGTGATGATCACAGAGGAAGGAAAAACAGGGAACTCCCTAAAATATTTTTACTCTGACCCATCGGTTGTTACTACTCCAAGTAGTGAGATAACAATGCCTAAGACAGAGGTAAACTTTTCACTTGATAGTTCTGATCTATCTAAGGTGCAACGTGCAGCTAGTGTGATTGGTTCACCTGATTTGGTTCTGGAAAAGAATGGTGTTGGTTCTTATCTTACAGTAAAAGATAAAAAGAATGATACTGCAAACAACTACTCTTTAGATGTAGATGTTGAGGGTCAAGGTGATTATAACTTTTACTTCAAGGTTGAAAATTTAAAGTTGATGCCACTCACTTATGATGTCAAGGTATCATCTAAAAATATCAGTCACTTCAAAAGTCAGACAAGTAATGCGGTGGAATATTGGATTGCACTTGAACCAGAATCATCTTACTCTGAATAATTTTGAAGGCTTTATATTATGGAAACTTTTTTGTGGGTGGAGAAATACCGCCCGACAACTATTGATGCGTGTATCCTACCAAACTCTCTCAAGGAATCTTTTTCCGAGTTTGTAAAAGATAAACACATACCAAATCTTATTCTGTCTGGTGGCCCAGGCGTAGGTAAGACCACCGTTGCGAAAGCGATGGTAGAAGAAATAGGTGCAACGTGGATGATGATAAACGGTTCTGAGGAATCGGGTATTGATGTTCTTAGAACTAAAATCAAAAACTTTGCATCGACTGTTTCACTTGAGGGTGGACGCAAGTATATTATACTTGATGAGTCAGACTATTTGAATCCACAATCAACTCAACCAGCTCTGCGTGGATTCATGGAAGAGTTTCACAAGAACTGTGGATTCATTCTAACCTGTAACTACAAGAACCGTCTGATTGAACCATTACATTCTCGGTGTAGTGTTATAGACTTTATCATTCCAAAGAGTGATAAACCAAAACTTGCAGCTGAGTTTTTTAGTCGTGTTCAAATAATACTCAAAGATGAGAATGTAAAGTTTGATCAGAAAGCGGTTGCAGAACTTCTCAATAAATACTTTCCAGATTAGAGGAGAGTGTTAAATGAACTTCAAAGATATTCTGCATCGGGTCAGATTGATGCTGGTATTCTTGTTAACCTATCGGAGGTAAATATCAATGAACTTATGGAGTCACTTAAAAACCAAGAGTTTACAAATGTACGAAAGTGGATTGTCAACAATCTGGACAACGATCCTGTGCGTATTTTTAGGAGGGTCTATGATTCTCTTTATGATTATATTGATAAGTCTACGATCCCTCATGCTGTTGTTATCTTGGCTGAATATTCCTATAAGTCAGCATTTGTCGCAGATCAAGAAATAAATCTTCTTGCGTGTATGACTGAACTTATGGCTCAGGTGAAGTTCAAATGAGTTATGAACTGAAAGAGTATCTAAACTCTATAAACCATAGAAAGGATAATCTCATGGACACTGAGGATGAAATGTGGGAAAAGAAATATCCAGCGTTCATCGTCAATAAATGTCTCGCACCATTTCCAGATACTATCGGTTTGGTCAATGAGATAAACTTCCATCATCACCTAGACAACAAGTTACAATTTGACTTTTTACTAAATAGTATTAGACCACGCAAAAGATATACGCCGTGGATGAAAGCAAAGAAGGTCAAAGACCTTGAGTATGTTAAAGAGTATTATGGATATAGTAATGAGAAAGCCAAGTCTGCTCTTGAAATACTAAACGATGAACAGATAAAGACTATTAAAAATAGTTTGAATAAAGGTGGAAAAAATGGATAGCATAAACTGGTCACAGGAAGATATGCTAGAAGTCAGACTAAGAGAACCAGATGACTTTTTAAAAATACGAGAAACACTTTCTCGTATAGGTGTCGCTTCCAGAAAAGAAAGAAAACTATATCAGTCCTGTCATATATTACATAAACAGGGACGATACTATATTGTGCATTTTAAAGAATTATTTGCACTTGATGGTAAAGAAACAAACCTAGCTGATAATGATATTGCACGACGTAATACGATTACAAAGTTATTAAAAGATTGGGAACTTGTTGAGGTCGTTGGTGAACTAAATGATTTAGCACCATTGAGTCAAATTAAAATTATTTCATTCAAGGAAAAAGATGAATGGAATCTTGAAACAAAATATAACATTGGAAAAAAACGAGAGGTTTAAAATGATCGTAGACGCACTTAGAAAAAAATATGAATATGAAATAATATCTGCGAGAGCAAACATTGATGTGTATCTAAGAAACCCAGCTGGTATCGGTGAACACCCAGACATCGTTGCAGCTGTGGATAGTGAAATGGAAAAGTTGGCTAGTGCAGAGGACAAGTTAAGTTCTTTAAATTCCAACTTTGATTCTAGTTCAACAAATCCACAAGTGTTAAATGAGCAAAGGGAATTAAAACTTTAGTTGACAATACCTTTACATTTTGTTATTATATTTGAATGAGGTTTTATACTAATATTACACAGTGGGGAAACAACCTACTGTTAAGAGAAGTTGTGAACGGTGAAAGAATCAACCGCAAGGTTAAATATTCACCTACACTTTTTGCACCTGTTTTAAAAGAGACACCATACAAAACTCTTGAGGGTAAGTATGTTGCTCCTGTGAAACATGATACCATCAAAGATGCAAAAGAGTGGATTGAAGGTTACAAGCAACAACCACATCTAATCTATGGAAACACTCTGTTTCCTTATAGCTACATCGCAGATGAATATCCTAACAGTGTCGATTGGGACATCGACCAGATACTTATCGTTACGATTGATATCGAGGTTGAGTGTGAGAACGGTTTCCCTAAACCAGAGGAAGCGAGAGACCCTCTACTATCAATCACTCTAAAGAATCATCAGAATAAAAAAATTGTTGTCTGGGGTATCGGTGACTTTGAAAATAGTCGTGACGATGTTTCGTATATCAAGTGCGAGACAGAGAAACATTTACTACAATCTTTTCTCACATTCTGGGAACAACACAAACCAGATGTCATCACAGGTTGGAACACAGAGTTTTTTGATATACCATATTTGTGCAATCGTATTCTCAATCAGTTTGAGGAAACAGAACTAAAACGTCTATCGCCTTGGGGTAACGTGTCCTCTCGCTCTGTTTATAAGATGGGAAGAACACATCAGGTGTATGACATCATGGGTGTGGCTCATCTGGACTTCTTTGATCTGTATCGTAAGTTTACCTATACCAACCAAGAGTCCTATCGACTTGACCACATTGCATTTGTCGAGTTGGGTGAACGTAAAGATGGTAATCCTTATGAGACTTTCAGTGAGTGGTATACCAAAGACTACCAATCTTTTATAGAATATAATATAACGGACGTTGAACTGGTTGATAAACTTGAGGATAAAATGAAGTTGATTGACCTATGTTTGACGATGGCTTATGATGGTAAAGTAAATTATGGAGATGTTCTTGGTACAACTAAGTATTGGGATATTTTAATTTACAACCATTTACGCAAAAAGAACATAGTCATACCACAAAAGAAAGATCAAAAAAAGTCTGAGAAGTATGAGGGTGCTTATGTTAAAGAACCCCTTGTGGGTATGCACAAGTGGGTGATGTCTTTTGATTTGAACTCTCTGTATCCACACCTGATTATGCAATATAACATTTCACCAGAGACACTCATAGGTCGCCCTTTCAAAGATAAAGATATTAGTGTTGATAAACTTTTAAAGAATGAAGTTAAAAGTGATATATTGGATGGTATTAAAAAACAAGATGTAACTCTTACACCGAATGGTGCATTGTTTCGTAAAGACAAAAAAGGTTTTTTACCAGAGTTGATGCAAACCATATACGATGATCGTGTGAAATATAAAAGATTAATGTTGGAGGCGAAACAAGAATATGAAAACACAAAAGACCCTAAACTTAAAAAGGATATTTCTAGATATGACAACATTCAAATGGCCAAAAAGATTTCTCTCAATAGTGCTTATGGTGCCGTTGGTAATAACTGGTTTCGTTACTACAATCTCTTGGTTGCTGAGGCCATTACTACTTCTGGTCAGTTATCTATTCGATGGATTGAGCGTTCTCTTAATCGGTTTCTTAATAAGACTCTTGGAACCAATGGGATGGATTATGTTATTGCGTCAGATACAGATTCGGTTTATATTCGTTTTGACGAACTTATTGACAAAATGCCTATTGATAGACAGAACACTGAGGAAGTTATCAACTTCTTGGATCGTCTTGCTAGAGAAAAGATTGAACCATTTATTGATCAAAGTTATCAGGAGTTGTCTGGACACATAAACGCATACGAACAAAAGATGTTTATGAAACGTGAGGTGATTGCAGACAAGGGTATCTGGACTGCGAAGAAAAGATATATTCTTAACTCTTGGGATGTGGAAGGTGTTCGATACAAAGAACCGCAACTTAAAATGATGGGTATCGAAAGTGTCAAGTCATCCACGCCTGCACCCTGTCGTGAGAAGATTAAACAAGCTCTCAAGATTATTATGTCTGGTGATGAAAAAGAACTTAATGACTTCATACAAGATTTTAGAAATGAATTTATGGAGATGCGTCCAAAAGAGATTGCATATCCTCGTTCAATCAATGGACTTAGTAAATGGACTGAATCACATAACCTGTTTAAGAAGGGAGCCCCTATTCATGTGAAGGGTGGTATTCTTTATAACTATCTAATTACAAAACACAAACTAAGTCACAAGTATCCTTTCATACAAGAGGGTGACAAGATAAAGTTTTTACATTTGCGAGAACCGAATATCTATCAATCAACAAGTATATCTTTTATTACAGAGTTGCCTAGAGAACTTGACATTACCTCGTTGATCGATTATGATATACAGTATGAAAAAAGTTTTGTGGAACCACTAAAGTTTATTACTGATAAAATAAAGTGGAACCTTGATATGAGTTTCGGAACACAACTAACACTTGAAGGATTTTTTAGTTAAAGCGGGCGTAGTATAATGGTATTATTTCAGTTTTCCAAACTGATGATGGAGGTTCGATTCCTTCC